TGTATCCACGCGTCCCAACGGGGTCCATAGTGGTACTTCAATAAATTTGCGTATGCGGTTCTAGACTGTCCAGAGCCAACACTGATCTCATTAATTCCTGCGTAACTAACCATTGTTTATTCCCTCTCTAGTCAGTTGTTTCGAAAAAGAGCTTTTTCGAATTGTTCAATCGTCAGGTCCTCGAGTGTGGGACCGTGACCACTGCTCCCACCGGAGAGAGCTGCAGCTAGGACTGCTTGTGCATCAGCATTGGGCCGCGCAGTGGTAGTCTGCTGCGGGGGTGGCGCAGCTTGCGCTGTGCTGCCCTGCTGAATCATCTTTAGTAATGGCAAGTAAGGCTCCACCGCCCACTGAATTGCCTGTGCCTCCGTTGCATTGCCTAGGTTTTCCGAAACAATTGTTGCCGCCTGCGCCTTGATGTTGTTGACAACCTCAATCGGGATTTCGCCATACATATTCAGCGTTGCATCCACTTGCGGCGCTAAGCTGCTTTCGTTTTGCGCTTGCTGCTGTTGTCCGTGCATCATATTTATGTAGTTTTGCATCTCGGAGATTTGACCCTCATAACGAGACTGCTGGCTGCGGCGCTCCATGTCTGAGCGAAACATGTACACATCTGTGGCGCTGGTCGGGTCGAGCCCAACCGTGGTCATCATCTCCGCCAGCTCACGCGGGTCGTTCATGTTTGGTTGCTGCGGCGCTTGCTGCTGTTGCGCTTGCATTGCTGCAGCTGTGAGTGTTTGCTGGTACTGCTGCTGCTGTGCCGCCAATTGCTCATTGAGTTGCGCTTGTTGCTGCATGTAGGCGTGCATGACGTCTTGCTGACTGGGCTCTTGCCCGCCCGCAAGCTCACCTTCGCTCTGCGGTGCAGGCTCAGCGGGTGGTGCTGCACTATCTTGTGGCGCCTCTAGACCGGCCGCAGCAAACAGATCACCCAGCGAGGGGTTATCCCCCTGCGGTTGTGGCACTGGCGCTTCACTCACCTGCGGGGCCGCTTCTTGGGGCGCAGGGCTTTCGCCAAAAAGGGTTTGGTCCATTTGCGCCATCTCGGCACGAAGATCGTCATTTGCCATTTGAATCAAATAGTACCTTATGTAGCGTATCTGTCAAACGATACACCCTATATGATGGGTGCGGCAACCTCTTCAGGAGGCGGCAACGCTTCCTCTTCTTGCGCCTCCGGCCCCAGTAGCGGGTTGTATGCGCCACCTCCGCCATCTCTTGGGCTTGGCATCTGTGGCGCTTTCGGTGCGGGCGCACCACCCATCGGTGACTGCGAATTGCCCGCCAGCATTTGAGATTCTGTTGCATAGGCTTCCGTCTGTTGCGTGAGAATCATCTCATGTTCCTCTAAATGCTTGCGAAACCGCTCCTTCACGGCGTCGGGCAGCGCCAAAAACTCAGGGCTCACCGCAAACTCCGAATGAATCTCCTGATGTATGTCGTGACTATCCTGGTCTAGCACCTCGAGTGCCGCGTATGGATCCTCGAGCACGGTCTCGTTCTCTTGCTTGGCGCGGGAATAGTGATTCTCTTGCCGGTGCCGCGTAGGCGCGTCTTCGTAATCAACCTCGAGCACCTGGCGTAAAGCCTTGGCTGCGGGGTTTTCTGGATCAAGTGCGCCCATCTGGAACAGCTCCATGCCTTCCGCAAAGCGAAGGGCGCGAGAATTGGGTGCCCCACTAAACGCCTCAACCACGATCACATTCTCAAACTCATAGTCATCGCGATGGAAGGCGCGTGCCATTAGGCGCTTGTTTTCGCCCAAGATCCGCACCGTGCGTCCTTCCTCATACCAGTCTCTTGCCAGCAGAAGACACTTTTGCAGTACACGCGCAACGTCACGCTTGAACAGATGCACTTCGGGCTCGTGGACGGCCTTAGAAAACTCATACAGGTACGAGAGTGCGCGCCCAGAGTCATACCCCTTGGGTGCCTCACCACGATTGATCTCGCCGTATGTAGAGATAGTCTGCAGCGTGCCCACAGCCTGGTCCTCGAAGTTGAACATCGAGTTTGGAATGTCCGGCACCTTCATCCACTCGGGCCGCGCGCCAGGATTGTATTCAATCAACTCGCCTGCCATGTCAGAAAACATGTCCGCGTTGATGCCAGAGCCGTAAGGCACCAAAAGAGGCGGGCTTAGTATCTTCTCGCACCACTCCTTTTTTTTGCTCGCATTAAGGTTGATGGATCGCTGCACCGGGATAATATCCTTCACCACCCCGTCGGGGTAAAGCCCGCTAGGTAAAACGTTCTGTCCTAGGCGCAGCACCCATGGCCAGCCATAAGGCAAAGGCCCGATCGCTACGATGACATCGCCGCTGTAGACGATGAGTCTGCCGCCCGGATAACGGTTGCACGGCTTTTGCCAAAACTCGATAAGCTCTGCGAGTTGGTTGGCGTCGGCGTTTGCGGTCATGCTCGAGGATGAAGGCACATCAAATGAGCGACCGTCGTTTTCAATAATCTCAGAGGCATACATGCTCGACTCTTGCCGCTCGCCCACCCATCTGCCCTTGGTGCTTTTGCCGTAGTTATCAAAGGGAAACTTGTCGTCGAGCACGCGCAAGGGGAGCAGCTTGCGGTGAAATACATGCTCTATCTCTTCCTCATTCTTGGCGTGCGGATCAGCCAGTGCCGATATGATGTCCACAAACTGCACGCTGATCTCTCCGTTGGCGCGGCGCTGCATCCTCGGCATCTCGAATTCATCGGTGTCCGGCAGTCCCGTCTCGGGGTCAATCAGTGGAAATTCGTCGTAGTCGCCCTTAGAGGGATCCCAGATCACCTTGTAGAAAGCAGCGCCATGGATCTGTACTGCGGTCTCGCAGCGCAGGAAAGTCTCGAGGTTTATCACGTCGTTACGGAGGAAGGATCGCACGAGCTTCTGAGAAGCCTCGGCGCGGCTGAGCGATCGTTGGTCTGAATTTGCAGGCACAGTCTCCGGGTTTGGTATGCTGCGCAGCACATCTGACACGGCTGTACGCACCGTGGGGCGCACGTAGTTGAGCACTTCGCGGGACTCATCAAGGTCGTAGTCGTCCTGTATCCAGCCCATTGGTGAGGCCGTGCCCCACTGCATTCCACGATAAAATGCCATGTTCTCAATCAGATAGGGTGCGCGCTGTGCGGTTGCCTTCACTGCATCATCAAAGAGGGACTGCACCTCCGAAAGCATCTCCTGCGCGCGTTTCTTTGTGAGCTTCTTAGGTTCTGCCATATCAACTCTCCGGATCTAGCACGCGACCTGCACCGTTGAGCTTGCCGCCTTTGCGCAGCTTGTGCTCGAGGGCTGCACGGCGAAGCGGCGTTTCAATCTCTAACTGCCGTTCTCTAAGGCTTTGCTCCTTTTTCTTCAAGTCGTGTTGCTCCATCCATAGGTCGCGCGGCAGTCCGCCAATCGGGGCCGCATTCTTCAAATGCTCTAGATAGTCGTCACTGAGCGCCTTAAAGGTCTCCGCTACCGCTTGGTTGTTTCTTACCAATAGCTCCACGGTTTCGCGGTGCCCCTTCAGAAGCCAGTGCAGTGCTGTCGTAGCTGTAGCGACAATACATACAAGTCCCACCGTAGCCAAAATCCATGCGCCCATCATGCCTCAGACCGTAGCACACAAGCCGCAATCATGGCGACTATCGCCGCTTAGGGCGCATTCCACGCAGGGAAGGGCGCTTATCGCCTGCTTTTTCGCCCCTTTGGTCGTAACAGATCTTTGCCATGATGGCCGTCCAGATGTCGTCGTTGTGGCGCTGGCTGGTTGTAACCACGGTGCTGGCAATCCTCTGCGCCTTCCGATCTACCGGCGGCGCTGCCTTTAGGTGTCCAAAAAACCCAACCGCTGTAGCCATGACGCAATCGTCGTGCTCCCCCGGCGGCGCTTGCATCTTGCCATCATTGCTCTCAAAGGCGAGATGCTCTTTGATGATGTGCTCACTAAAGAACACCAGCGCCTCGGTGCGGATAGCCTCTTGCGTGTCAGCAAGGATGCGCGTCTTGGTCGAGGCTGTCACCAAAAAGCCAAAGCGGAAAGTGTTTGGATCTGAAACTCTACCCTTCACCATATCCATTGTTCTGCGGTGATAGATGTGCGGGTAGCGATTTTCAATGATGCGCGTACACGCAGCAAGGCCAGGACCATTAGCTTCGGGCACGAGGTAGGCATCGTTGTACCATTCCGCCAGTGTGCAGAGCATTTCACCAAACGCAGGTGCAGGTACTTTAATTCTCAGTAGTGCGGCCTCCACAGCCTGGGTGCCGTCCGTGCGATCAAAGACAACCGCTACTGACCAGTCTCCGCGCTTCAGTCCTTGCGCAACGTCCGCGCCTATGACGTAGCTGTGGCCCTCTTTGGGCTTTTGCCACACAGTGAAGTTTTGCATTCCCGGCGCAACCTTTTTGGGGTCGTCATTGGGGTCCATGCGTATGTAAGCATCCGGTGTCCTGCTCTTTGCGTGCAGCAACATGCGCTGCAGCTTTCGCTGGTCGTACCATTTGGAGGATGTTGACTGGAAGGATTCCGATGCGCAGCTGGGAAACTCTTGTGCAAAGAAAAGTTCTGGCGGTAAGCCGTGCTCATTTGCCTGACAGTCGTTCTCTATCTTTGTCCTGCGCCACTTGATCTGCTCTAGCGACGTCTCCGGAAAAGCATCGAGCAAAGCCTTCTCATCAGCGTCGAGCGTGTCAACGATATGCTGTCGTTCCCAGTCGAATACTTGTTCGTTATACGCCGGATCCTCTAGCCAAGAATAAAAGAAGCGAAAATACCCATTCCACGCCTGCATGACGGACGCATCTTTTCCGTCGTGCGCCGCAATCATGTCATCGAGGTACATGCCCTTGTTCCATCGCTCGTAAAAGCCGCCCTGGGGGCCATTGCCGGTGCTTTCCTCTATGACCGTGCAGTATTTCGGTGCTGCGGTTAGTGCGCTGTTTACTTCTGCATAGCTCTCGAAGAAGGCACTCTCGGATAAGTGCATCAAGTCAAACTGATCACCGCGCGCCGAGTTGTCGCCACCGGCACTCGCCACGACGTAGCGGGAGTTGTGCTCCCACGTATAGCCTTCCGTCCTGTTTTTGTACTGCGCGACCCTTCTGTACTTGTCATATTCTGGCGACCAGTAGTTATAAAAGTCCTGAGTGTATTTGAAGATACGCCTTGCGTTAGCCCCGCGATGCGCCATGACCAACACACTCATGTTTGGGGTGAAGTTCGCCTCCAGGTAAAACCGCGCACCAATGTACGAACTAACGCCTGCACGCCTGCACTTAGTTATAACGATGCGCACCGGTCCATCGGACAACTCTATCCCTGGCTCTTTTTGCTTAAACTCGTGCAGCAGGGCATCAATGTTTCGTGCGCTTATCTTTTTAACCAGCGTAGAAAACTTTTGCCTGGGACTAATGCTCAGCGCCTTGGCTATCTTGTTTTTGTCGGGCGACAGGAGCATGTTCTTGACGATGCGAAACGCACGCGCCCCCTCAAACAGCTCATGCAACTTACGCTGACAGTGGTTTAGGCGCAAAGGAACGAGTTCACCCTTCTTGTCCCTGTGCTCTACAAGGATAAGCCGCTCCATTGCATCGTCTTTGTTCTCTATAAACCCGCGCTCCACGTCCGGGTCATGAGGATGCACCTTTAGTTTCTTCTTGCGTGGCAAAGTGAGTGCCTAGCCGCCTACTCCTGCTCCTGCAGCACCCGCGCCCAGATAAGACAATAGAGTCCTCTGGTGTGCGCGCCTCAGTTCTTCTTGTTGTTCTTCATACCTGCGCTGCGCCTCCGCCTGTCTGCGCTGATGCGCAGCAGCGCTCGGAAGTGGCACTTGTCCGGCAACCGGCCTTTGAAACGCAGACTCGTTTACTTTTTGCGGAGAAAATGTGGCTTGATACGTGCCCGGCTTTCTTATCCATGCGCCACCCGTGGGATCACTTTGCTTATGGGTGGGCCTCAACCCTGGCCCCCTTTTCCTGAACGTAGCGCCGCCTGTGGGATCACTTTGCCTGTAGGTTTGGCGCGCAGGCTTTCTTCTGGGTGCGGCATAACCACGGCCTCTCTCTTCCTGTTTCTCAGGTGGCCTGCCTGCTCCTGCGGCACCCTGTCCGCCAATCGCGCCAATCAAGCCACCATATTGATAGCCTTTGACCTTGCCGCCCTTCTTCATCCCGCCAGCAGGGGCGCTTTGGGCTGCTAATGCTGCGCCCAGCTCTTGCTTGTAACGCTCACCCTCTGGGGTCTGGGGTTGCCATTCGCGAAACAGATCTACAAATGGTGCATTGCCTTGCGGTGGGGGCTGTCCGGTTTGTATTGCATCAACCACCGGCTTGGGCAGCACGTACTCACCCTGTTGTGCGAGGATGTTCACCGAGTCTTTGCCCGGTATCCCTCCGGTGATGCCGCCGCCCTTTTGCATAGGCAATCCCGCCCGTCTCCACGCAGCCTGCCGTCGCTCATCCTCTATGTTTAGCTCAGACGTTGCGCCACCCAGCACCCTTCCGGGGGCAGGCGTACCAAGCAGTGATGGTGGCACTGTCTCTTGTGCGGGGGTGGCTGGCAGGCGGCTGGTTGGTGCAAGCCGGGGCTCTTTTTCTAGCACGGGCGTCGGTATGCCGGAAGTGTCCCGCGCAACATTGATTTCATCTAGCGCGGATTGTACCTCTTCTTTTGGCACCCGGCTGGGGGGCTTTCGGGGGACGAACGGCACTTCGCCCCTGCCGCGTGACTTAAATTTGTCCCAGCCTGCCGCCTTTTCCCACCCTGGCTGTGGCTCATCAATCGGCCCGAGTGATCTTTGAGCTATAGCGGCTGGTGGCACCTCTTCCTGCGCTGGCTTGCCAAACATCTTCTGCCATTGCCCCTTCGGAGTGATGCCCTTGGCAATCGAAGGCAAAGATGTGCCTATCTTCAGGTTTCGGGGATCGTCTAGACCAATCTCCTTCTGTAGTTGTTTCCAGCGCGCAGTTACATCCGATATCGTCGGGTTGTGGATGCCTTTAGAAATGAAGTCCGCAACAACGATGTCGCTCAGCATGTCATCTTCTTTTACCTCATAGCCGCCTGAGGGCTGGGTGCGCGGGGTGGCTGTAAGCCGTGCTGCCAATCCCGCGGGATACTCGCTGCCCGACATATAGTCGCCCACAATGCCCGAGTGCCCGGGTGCAGGCTGACTTGGAACCGGGGTTGCTACTGGGGTTGCTGCAGCCTTGGCTACAATTGCGCGTGCTACTTCAGCGGGCACTTTTTGTTGTGCTGCGGACTCAGGCGCTGTTGCTCCTGGCAGCATACTCATATTCGGCCCCGGCGGCCTGGGGAGGCTCATCTGCGGGCCTTGGTAGGCTGTATTTGCGTCCCGCGCAGCCAGCTGGCGCTTTTGATACTCATCCTCTTCTGCGGACGCGGCACCGTAAAGTGCGCCAATGCCTGAGCCCACCGCCCCAGTTGCAAGTGCCTGCTGTCCGCCTGGCGTACGAAGCATGGCCAAGTTGCCCGATTGCCCCATACCGCCCGGCACTCGTGGGGCTTGCGGCGCAAGGAGACGTCCCATATCGGCTGCTTTTTGGGCAGCAGACTTTGTTATTGGGTATGCTGCCGCCCTTGCCGGATCAAACACCCCTTTTTCGTACGGTATTCTTGCCGTAGGCTTAAGTGCTGCAGATCCGGGCACCTTGCCCAACCCAGCGCCACCACCGCCAATAACCTTTATTGCCTGCTGCGGAGAGAGAGCGCCGCGCACGTTCATTCCCGGCGATAAGGCTATGTTTGCTGGAGGCATGGGGGTTTGGCCTGTTGGCAAGGACCCCAGCTTGCTCATCTGACCCAGCGGGGGGCTTCTCATTGCAGCTTGGATGTTTTGCGCCTTATTGATTGGCGCACCACCAGATGGGATGGTTTTTGGGATACGCCCCGGCCCCATACCAAGACCGCGGGATGCACCAAGACCGGGAATGATTGGCGGCATCCCTGCGCCAGCAATGCCTGATTCCTCCCCCCCAAGCAGTGCCCGCGCTGCGCCACCGACATAAGGAATGCCCATCATCTTCGCTCGCCACTCAGGCACGTATTGCCCCGAACGGCTGTCGAACACGTAGACCTGCCGGTCCTGTCCAATAAATGAAGGTGGTCCCATCGCTGGTAGTGGTAGTGCCATAACGCCAACATAACACACGATGTTGCGGCATGGACAACCGTCTGCTAGGGTGGTGGCGGGTTAAGTGTGCCTCCCAGTGCATTGCCCATCGCCAAGCTGCCCCTGCATATCGTCGGGGCGGCTTTTTTATTGTGCTGAGTGGTATTTTTCTGTAGGGCCGCGGTGTGAGGAACAGTTGGGTTCGTCTCCACGTGCCTGGGGCACAGTCGGTACATCCCCACGG